GACGTATAACCAGCATTCCCCAGAATAAGTAGCGCTTTAAGAACATCGCTCTCGCGAGGGCTGATAAGGCGACCGCATTCTAGACAATTACCGTGTAGGTCAGTCTTTGGGTTGTTCGTCATCGGCAACGACCCGTAACATAATTGGCTCATGCACCACCGGGCACATAGCCCAATGTGTATTCTTGGATTCAACCATGGGGCGCGTGAGCTGTTGGAATTCCAATTTCTCGTGAGTCCCGCCACATCTGGCACAATTGTTGATCGTAACCTTCATAAAACCTCACAAATGATATAGTGATCCCCACATCTTCTTGCGGCAGAATTTGCAGACCAGGCCTTCCTTTGGGTAATTGGCGGGGATTCTGGGTTTGATGCGGAATTTGCGAAGGCCAGCTTTATGGCTGCCCCAACCGCAACGTACGCATCTCGGCTTAAGATCTATCTTCATTGTTCGGTATAAAATGCACTGTGAGGCTCACAAGCTGGCCATCATCCTGGCGCGTCCACGTCAGTGCCTCGACGCTAACCAAGTTAATCCCCATGTTGTTGGGAATTATCTCCAGTGGAAGAGGAGATTCTCCAGTCTCGATAAGTTCGCTTATCTTTTTCGTCGTCGTAGTCATCTATTGATCTCCTGATTGAATTTCTCTATGTTATATCTGATCCATCTGATCTCTTCGCACAATTTGCAGATGGTTATGGCGTCCTCCGGCCCATAAAGACATCCTCCCTGTGCGGAATGAGCATGATATTCATCACAGCTTAGCTTTACTTTCTTTTTCGCCTCTTCAAGGATCTTTTCTATGTCTAACATATGTTACCTCACGTATTTCTTGATCAAATCTGTTTCCTTCAGCTCCTGCCAATTATCCTTTAAATATAACCTTGTCATATATTTAATAACTTCTGAACAGTCAAACTCCGGATCGTGCAAGATTAACTCGACAACCCTGTCGAATTTCTCATTAAATGGTAATATTTTATCCAGCTTGATTTTGCCTGATTTAAGGTCTTCTTTCTGTCTGAGAACGTCGCAGCCACATCCCGTAGCCCCACATTTGCTGCATTTGAAGGCCATGCATTGCTCAACCCATCTGCTTGGATCTTCAACCCAGTCGTGTATTTCGCAACTTTTAGATCCGCCCTTAATGCTCACTTTCAGCCTCTACGACTTCTATGCCAAAGCGATCGGAAACTCTTCTAGCCAGTCTGCAAAGCTCGGCCATCTCTTCATGCAACGAAGCCCACATGTCGTCAGCGATATCAGGAACCGGCTGATCGGCCAATATGCACATCCACTTTATCTGTGAGCCATTGAACATTGCACGCTGCGTTTTACAATGAAGCTCACAATATCCGATCAGATCCTCTGCCGATTTGAATCCAGGAATCTGAGGTTTGTTATCGATCATCATTCCTCTTCCATCACTTGCTCAATTACATCAAATAGAATTTTTTCACCACAAGAAGGACAAAACATGCTTTGTCCTCGTTTGATATGCTTTTTGGGTTTCAGAGATTGCTTGATCTGTCTGTGCTGGCAAGATTTGATTGCTCTCCATAGCATCCACTGGTTCCACCAGCCAAGGCTTCCCAAATGCACAGAAGAATTGTTTGAAAAGGCGATCTTGTTCGAATAGAGACGCGAGTAATTAGAATCTCTATAAACGACAAGTCCGATCTTTGATTTCTTGTGTCCCACTGTCAGGCAAAACCTATAATTCTTATTGGGATCATCCTTCTTTACAAGTAGCCACGAATCAAAATCGCTTCTAAGGCTCCTGCAGATCTCTTTAACTGATTCCATGCTCTACCCAATCAACCCAGCGTCTTCACGCCATCTTCGATGTAGGCATCCTCTACGGTCTTGTCAGGCTCACAATCCAGGACCTCCTCGAAGACCCACTCGTGCCCGCAGTGTGGGCACCTGCAGCCCTCAACATCGTCAACCGTCATGTCATTCATGTCGCCGAGATTAACATAACAGTGCTTCTCGCACTTTGGGCACCATACTTTGTCATACATTGCGGATTTCTCAATTTGGCCTGCGATCGCGAACCAGATATACCTTCTCATGAACCCTGTCCGCAGTCTCTGGGCCTTTCCAGTGTGGTGCGATCCACCTCTGGATCCGTTTACGTTCTCCACCCCTATGAGGTCCAATCCAGTAATGCCTAAAATGCCCCCTGCAAAGAAAGCGCTTAGTCACTTTGCGTCCAGTTTCTGGCTCTTCGCCATTTGCTTCTGATATGCTTGGGATGTATAGATAATATCCAGCATATGTGGCCTTACCCACCTCTTCCAGATGCTTCTTAAGATCGTGCCTTCTTCTTCCTTTCGTTTTTTTCAATTTGGCAACCGTACCTTTTGCAATCCACTCTTCCTTGAGATCCGCATTAACACTATTGACATATAGAAGAGCATTGAGAGCAAGCATGGTAGCTGCAATATTAAAACTTTTTATAATTTCAGGGAATTCCGTACTCTCAGGAACTGGAAACCTCACATACTTGTCAGTTATGTCTGTTTTGACCAGCCCATAGATGACTGGTGGATCATCTGGCGAGTCGCTCTCCATGTCGCATATTATAATAGACACAAGGTTGGGGCCGTCAATGGTCAATAAGCATCCCCTCATGGTAATCCGCTGACGAGGACGGCCAACCTTGGTTCCATCGACCAAATATGTGAAATCGCCATCGCGTTCAGTGAAGTCAAAATAAACGACAGGAACTGGAAGTTTGATAAATTCGGCAAGTATCCTATCGTCGTATGTCTGCCGTAAGGCAGCAATAAGCCGCTTGCTGAAATAGAACGTACGACATTCTCTATTAAACAGATAATTATCAGCCATTGCTTCCGCAATATTTTCATTCTTAAACGGCGTTTTAACTCCATTAAACGCCTTCTTGACATGGGCAATGGCGTCATCGGCAGTTATACCTTTATGCCCGAATAGCTTTTGTCTTTTATGTTTCCGCCACATAGAGGGGAAAGGAATGTTCTGGGGCCATTCTCCAGATATCGATGCCACAAACCCATCGAGAGTCCATCCAAGATCTGTCGCCTGCCCGGTGTCCAGGCTGTCCTGCATTTCTTTCAATAAATTCTCAAGCTCTTCATCCATGGGTTGATCTTGATCTTTTTTATTGAGATAAGCCTTGCAAATAGCTAAATTCTCTTTATTATTTATAATGTCGCCACTCGGACTCCTCTGTAACCCAAGATCCGTGGCGGCTCTTTCGACATCTCGCAATAGTTTCCTCTTACCCATTATGGTTTCCCGCCAATCATTTCCAGCCGCGCTCATCTATTATAACATTCGCTGTCGGTTCTGGCCCTGCTGGTGGTGGTCCTGGTTTGATCCTCTTCTTTATCCTCTTAAACATCTCCTCATTGGAGATTACGCGGCCTGCGCGGATGTCTTCTTCGGCCCGTTGGATCATGGCCTCGAAAGCCTCGGCGATGATCTGCTTCATCTCCTTGTTGCTCCCGTCTTGTTTGGCCAGATTTACCCACTTGCAGACGAGCTGGACATTACCGGGAACGTAGCCTTTGGAGGAGTCAATGCGATCGACCGAGATGGTCTTCATAGAATTAAATACGTGGACCATGGGAATTCCTGTGAGCGCACAACAACCTTTTTGGGATTCCCAGAGGTCGAGGAGATACTCGTATGAGATCTCGCATATTAAGATTGCTTTCTTGCGGTGTTTCCGTTTATAATTCGAGGTCTTGCGGATATGATGCCATAGATTGCGAAGGAAAGCCTCAGGAGAGCGTTGGACGGCCTTCCGGACAGACGCTTTCACTTTTCCTTTATTTTCTTGATAATATTGCCTATGATGCTCTTTGATCGCTTCTCGGTTTTCTTCCCCATAGTTTTTGTTGTACTTTTTCTTGCATTCTAGGCAGATATTGCCCCACGAAGCAAATGGCGTTTCATCATTCGATCTACCGCAGTCTCTGCAGATGCCTGTTTGTGGTTTGGCTTTCCGCGACACAACTACACATTTGCATTTAAGACACACCCACCGTTCAGGCTGCCATTCGCGTTCGAGTCTCAAACTTCTGCATTCTGTGCAGTGCGTAGGCTTCTTAAGTCCTGCCATATTAATCAATCCTCCATCCCTTAAATACATATTAAAAAGGGCCAGGATTGCTCCTGGCCCTTGAGTCCCTTAGGGACGACGGTCTGATTAAAGGTTCGAAACCGTCACAGTCCCATAATAGAGGCCTCCGTCTTCGATCAGCTTCTTGCCGTATCTTGTCATAATCCCCTTGTTGGGCGTGAAGCTGTTCGGGTCGAGGACGGTCGGCGTCGAGAGGAGCGGGATGTACGGCGCGTAGAAGTACCCGGAGTCCAGCACCGAGGCACCCTTGAAGCCCATCAGGATCTTGCAGTTCGGGAACAGCGGGTCCTTGTAGAGGCGGAGCTTGCCCTGGATCGTGCCCGCGCTCGTGATCCCGATGTCGATCCCGTCCTGCGCGAGAGCGTCCGAGCCTCTGAAGTCATTCAGCTGCTCGAACTTGGAGGCGATGTCCGCAGAGGTCACCATCCAGTTGGCAGGTCCACGGAGCGTGGTCCTGTGGATGATGTTCGCCACTTCCAGTACCTTGTACAGGAGGGCGATGTTGCGGTCAGTAAAGTTCACCGAAGCGCCCGCACCCGTGGCGAAGTTGTGGGTGGCCCTGATCGCAGCCGCGATGATCAGGTCGTTGATGATTTCACGGTCGATTTCCGCGACCATCTCGTCGGCCATGAGGTCGGTGAGAGTGGACTCGGCGTCGATGTTGTGCACCGACTTGAGGTCCTGAGCGGCTTCGAGGCTCCAGGATGTCTTGAGCTTCCTGGTGATCGCAGCGACCGAATCGCTGTCGATCGACATCGTGACCTCAGGCTGGAACGGGTTGTTTTCCAGGTCGTACTCGTAGTCGGCCCTGGCGGCGGCAGCAGCCGGGAAGGTGCCGCTGGACAGGGTGATGGTCACCTCGCCCGTGGAGTGGTCAAACCGGGTTGCGCCGGAGGTGGAGGTGTCGACCTCGATGTCCGAGGTCTCGCCGACGAGCACGGTGTCCGGAAGGCCGTCCGCGTCAAAGCCGACCTGCAGGATCGGCACCGGCAGCTCGCAGTCGTCCGCGAGGGCGTCTGCCGTGAAGACGTTGACCACAACCGTCCCGGCCAGGATCGGCTTGTGGACCAGGATGCCGTTGATGACCACGTTGCCAGCGAGGATCTGCAGGTCCTCATCCTTGACCACCTGGCTGGTGTAGTAAGGATCGAGCGCCCAGCCGTTCTGGCGGGCGAACTGCTGGCTCGTGTTCTGACGCATGATCTGCGTCCCAGCCACCGTCTGGCCCTTGCTCAGGGCGTAACGATACCTGATGTAGAAAATCAGGGAGGCTGGCTGGCTCATCGGCTGGACGCCCACGAGGTTGTCCGCGATGAGGCGGGGATAGGACTTGCGGATGAGCGGCAGGGCGAACCTGGTGAAGTCCGCGATGTCGCCCGTGGTGGTGGCGTCTTCAAGAATCAGGTTGCGATTCTTGGGATCCCAGCTCTGGAGCTGGTTCTCCATGAGCTGCGCCATCATCCCGAACTTCTGCTGCGGGATCTCTTTGCACTTCTTGAGAACGGGGCTCCACCGAGCCACCATCTTGTTCTTCTTGGATTCCGTGAGGAGTCTCTTTTCCCTCTCCTCAGTAAGGACGCCGCCGCGTCCTGCGTTCGCTGGAACTAGATGCATTGCATCCTCCGGAGAATGCGCGAGATTATTCAGGCATCTCGCTGGCTATTTTGCTAATATCAGGCGATCCACTTGGCGTATACGTTCCGCCACGAACCTCGGACTCTATCAAAGTCCTGCGCGTGGACTTTGGTCTTGTCGGCACCTTCCTGCTCTTGTCGAGGCGGCTCTCGGTAAGTGCTTTCTCCAGCCTGCTCTTGGCCTTGTCTTCGCACTTGCAGAGGTTTCCGGGCTTCTTGCACTTCTCGCAAGTCTTCTTGCCTTCTGTGGCAGTCTTTTCGCACTTATCGCACTTCTTCTTGCCCTCGCCGAGAGGAGCGCCGCATTCGCACTTCGCAGCGCCACCCTTGGCCTCGACCAGCATCCCAGCTGCCTTGAGTTTGGACTCATAGAGCTGGTTGCGCTTGAGCATCTTGACGGCGATCTCGTTGGCTTTGTTTGCCTTGCCAACTGCGCGATCGCGCTCTTCCTTGAGAGTGCCGATGGCCTTTTCGAGGCGCTCTGCTTTCTTCTCTAGGGAGCGAAGTTCCCGACTAGACACCTCTCCACCAAGTTCGATGCCTTCTAGGATCGACTTGGCCTTTCTCAGGAGAGAGGTTGCTTCGGATTCCTCTGCCACCCTCTGCTTCTTCATTGCGCGCTCGATGGACTCGGACTTGCTCTCCAGGAAGGTGCTCACCTTCCGCGCAAGATTGATCTTCTCTTTCTGGACTTCCTCCACGCAGATATCCTTGACCCTGGCGATCTTCTCCTGAAGGTCCTTTTCATACTTGGACTTCAGAGCCGTGGAATAGCGCTCCAATTCCTCGCATACTGAATTGGCGAGTTCTTGGGATGCGCCAATTTTCCCTAAGAGCTCTTTGATCTTCTCCATGTTGAATTCTCCTATTCCTCTGTAGTTAATTTTGACTGAAAGGTTAATCTTTTAAGATTTATTCTTCAGATCCCTGGCATTTATGGCACTCTTCTTCAGGTCCCCACCTATGTCCACATTGCCCGCAAAAATTTGCCCATCGCTTCTCGTCTTGGTGATATTTCCGTGGGGCACCAC